TTAGTGTATGTTTTCAGATGGCGGGTGAAGAAGCAGAAGCATTGGCTGCTAAAGTTAGGCTTTCTGGTGACGCTGTTAAAGAGATGTCTCGGGACTTCACCAGTTTGGGGGTAGGCATCTCTGCGGTTGGTCGTCTCGGCGAAACCTTTGGGATGTTAAACAAAGAGCAGGCTGGTTGGGTGCGTACCATGGGCTTATCCTTGACCGCTGTTGGCGGGGTTGTCCGGGCGATCCAGCTTTTCAGTTCAGTCACTAGCGTAGCCACAGTTGTCCAGAATGCTTTGAACATCAGCTACGGAACGTTCTTGGCTCTAACCGGTGTAGGCATTGCCGTGATAGTTTCTGCTGCAGCTGCTATGTGGTACTTTTCGTCACAGATGAACGCTGCAACCGCCAGCGTCAGAAATTATAATGCAGCGGCTTCTGAAGTGCCCTCCTATACCCGAGGCATTCAAAGGGCTGGCGAAGAGGATCTCAGGAGGAGAGGCATCGAATGAGTGTTACTTTGCCAGTCTGCGCTATTGTTTTCGGTTCGGTTACGCCTCCTCAAGGCGATGTTTTAGATTTGCGGGTTCATTTAGGCTGCACAAAAGAGGTCAGCAGCTTCGACTGCCTTCTCCAGAATTTTGACAAGACGTATAGTCCTGGCGGAACCTATCCGATTAATGTTGGTGATGACGGAAGCATAAGCGTCGGCAGAGGAGCAAACTGTCCTCTTATTCTTACGTTGAGGGTGGAAGAGATTGAGCCTACGTCATCACCTGTTGAAAACTACATCAGGGTTAAGGGACGTTGCTGGGGAGAAAGAATCTTCCGCAGAGTCGTAACCAAAACTTACGAGAACCAGAAAGGCGAAGACATCGTAAAAGACCTCGTCGACTACTATGTTGGATTAAGCCATGTTCGAGATTCAACAGAGCTGATAGAAGACACAGATACGACTTACACGCTTCTGGAATATGAAAACTCCCCAGTTTTTGATATTCTAAAATACATTGCTGAAAGCGCTGACTTAGCTGGTGTGATCGGTTACGATTTCAGGGTGGCTCCAGATGGTAAATTCGAGTTTTTCCCACGGAACAGCAAGACCAGTTCTGTAAGTCTTGATGAGAAGATTGAGTACAGTCGTTACAGCAAGGATATTCATCGTATCCGAAACAGGATACTTGTTTATGGCGCTGCTGAGAAGGCAACTCCATTAGATAAGGACGCTAACACGGAAAACCTCACAAAGATTGATGGCCCTGTTGATGCTCCGGATGGGCAGTGGACAAGCGGCACAGGATGCGGCAACGTTTACGTTGAAACAACTGAGTCGATTGTAGGTTCTAAATCGCTTGAGCATAAGACTGAAAGTTTGGACTATTGGGGTTGCGCAGTCTTCACATACGCTACCGAAAAGGAGGTTGACGCCAACAAGTATCCCAGCCTCACGTTCCAGATTAAAGAGGAGGAGGGCAAAAATTTTGCTGGATCCATCCAAGTGTTGCTTGAAGATTCAGTGGGATCAAGGGTGTGGAAAGAAAGCAGTGTATCTCCTGGCAAATGGAGTTTGCAATCGTTTGCTGCTGGAAAAAAGAATAGTGACCAGTGGACTCACAGCGTTTTTAACAGTCAGCCCTTCGATTGGGAGAGCGTCAAGAAAATATTCTTTTATGCTTACTTTGGTTCAGGATCTGGAACTGGAAGCTTCTGGATAGACAACTTATTCTGGAATCATTGCAGATGGGAAGCAAGACGCCCCTTAGCTTCACAGGAGCCGACGAGCAGTCAAACAGCGTATGGTGTGCGTGAACTGGTGGAAGTGGATGAGGAACTCCACAGTGACAACGAATGTGATTTGAGAGCTAAGGCTTTGCTGGCGCATCTGGAGAATCCAGCCGAGTACATAACGGTACGCAGCACAGTCATCGACTATGGCACTGACCCTATTCTGGCAGGGGACAAAATTCATGTTGTCCTTCCGAACGAAAACATAGACTCTGACTTTCGGGTAATAACCGTTGAATATCATGTAATCGCTGCAGAGCAAACTCTGGAGATCACTTTGGAGCTGGGAAAAGAGAAACCACTGCTTGCTGATTATCTGTATGGTCTCCGATCCACAACTATCACCGCTGAGAAGTTGATGAGAACAAAGGCTGGGCTTAGAAGCCTTGTGGGAGGTGGGAGTGGAGGCGGTGGCGGCGGAGGCATACCCGACTGGCTCTCACCCACCTATATTGGACCAAGAAGCGACACCCCAGCAATAACTAACTTTAGAACAAAAAACATAGATGGCAGCGCTATTGTTGATCATCAGTTTAATCCAACGGATGATGAACATGGAGTTGTTGGTGTTGAGACAAAACGTTGGAAGGAAGCGCACACCAAGTATCTGTTTGTCACCAGTTATGGAAGATTGGCTCAGCTGAACATAGGCGACTATGCGAGCGATCAGGTTATTATTACTCCCGCCAGAATTCTGCAGAATGTCTTTGCAGACGCAGCCATAATCACTAGTGGACAGTTTACGTTAGCTCGGATGCCGAGGGGTGACGCGGGGAAATTCCTGAGGGCATACGGAACTGGATATGATCCTATGTACGCTTTTCTTGCTGCAGCTGACATTCCTAGTCTTCCAGCTTCCAAAATAACAAGCGGCAGGTTCCCCTTAGCACGGCTTCCAGAAGGCACAGGTGGATATGTTCTTGAAGCTCAAGGTGCAGGGTTCGATCCCATGTATGTCAATCCAAATGGTCGTTATAGTCCAGCAGGCCACGGTCATGCAGCTGGCGATATAGTAAGTGGAGTCCTCGCTGAAGCTCGCTGTCCTAATGTTTATTCTGGTCAGGTAACCTTCAATGGCGGTATCGTAACTAATAGCGTAAACTGTGCTAACTGGCAGCTTGCAGACGCCATATTCGCCAATGACTTTCGCATAACTGAAGCTGAAAAGCTAGGCTACAGCAAGGGCTTGGCGTTCCTGAACGATAAGGGCAAGGTGCTGATGACTTTGGACGAGAAAGGCAACCTGAGTGTGGCAGGCAAAATCAGGCAGGGTTTGGAGCAGAAGGTGAAATAGAGTTGCCTAGAAAAAATTTGCGAAAGGTTTTGGCTGAACTTAAGGCTGGCGATCTGGTCTGCGTTGAATGGAGTGACGCTAGTGTAGGCAAAAGCAGCAGTTCTCGTTCTGCGATTGATGTGCCGGTGAAGAGCTGGGGTGTGTTTGTTGGCGTGTTCGGTAGCAGAGCTAAGCATATTGTTTTGGCTCAGAACAGCTTCAAGTACAGTGACGGACTCTTTGACTTGGATTATACTGCTATTCCCGTCGGCTGGACGCTTGATGTTTCTGTGGTTGCGAAGAGTCACGTACCCGCTGAGGTAGCTAACAGTCTGGTGAACAGTTTTGTTTTGGGCGGGCACAGAGCCTTCAGTAACAAACGTGTTATGCAGCAGAAGGTGAATAATCATGGACATAGTTAAGCGTGCTTTGGCGCGGAAGCGGGTTAGCCGTGGCAGAGTAGTTGTTGAGGAGCCAAACGAGAAGCTAGTTTGGGGCGTCAAGTTTGCGTTGGGCGTGACTGTCTGTCTTTCTGGGCTGGAAGTGGCTTATCTTGTTGTTCTTGGAAGTTGGAGCAGCGAGATATTCAGCGCAATAACTGGGGTTATTGGAACTATATCTGGGGTGTTGATTGGAAGCCATGCCTAGATGGAAAAAACTGGACGTTCAACAGTTGCAGAAGCTGGTAGACGATGAATGTAGCTTACCGGAGATTGCAGCTGAATTAGATCGTAGCGTTGAGGCTGTGCGCATGAAGATGAGGCGTTTAGGTTTAAATGTTGTTGACCAGCCCCCCTCCCCCCCTCCCCGGTCAACAACAAATGAGCTTAATTCACAAGAATTAATTTCCGTTCAGGAGGCTTTGGAGATTTTGGCTGCTGCCCTGAAAGCTGCAGGCGAGAAGGGGCTGGACGCCCTTGAGATTCAGCGGTTGAATGCTGTGGCTACGTTAGCTAGGACGTATGAGAACCTGTTC